GAATTCGTGGAACGACTGCTTGTGGCGGAGGTGGAATTCGTGGAACGACTGCTTGTTGAGGAGGTGGAATTCGTGGAACGACTGCTTGTGGCGGAGGTGGAATTCGTGGAACGACTGCTTGTTGAGGAGGTGGGATTCGTGGCGGAAGTCTAGGAGAAAGTGTCTTTTTCTGAAACTGATTTGAAATTAAGAGTTCAATTGCCATATCAAAATGACCATTTGTTTGCAACAACGCTTTTTCGACATCTATTTTAGAAAATCCCATATCTACTAATTTTATAAGCTGTTGTTGATATTTAAAAACAGGTTGCGCTTTTCTACTAACAGAACTCGATGGTTTCGGGGTAGGATGTTTATATGTTAATATTTCAATAGCACGATGAATATCTTTAGTTGAGGTGAATACTCGTTCTATATCAGTTTGTAAAAAACCCATTTCAATTAGTTGATTATAGTTGTTTATCAATTTAGATTGATTCATTACTATATTTCGCGCTTTATCCATGTTTCCACCTGCATCTAATAACGCAAGACCTGAATCCAAAAGTAAAAATCCCATTCGTCGTAAAGCATTGATATCGTTAGAATTCACAACTGTCATTGGTTGAACACGTTTATCTAAAATGAGTTCAACGGCATTGCTTACATTCCAATTTGATGACAATAAAGCAGGAAAAGCGATATGGAAAGGAAATTCCATATCGATAAGTTGTTGTAAAACATTGTTGTACTTTATATATTCAGGATCAATATAAAATGTTTTATTCGTAAGTATATCAGTAGCAATAGATATATCACCTTTTGATTTAATTAACGCTCTAACCGAATCTAAATATGTAAATTTATTTGATATAAGGTAATTCAATCTATCCAAATAATTCATTTTTTTTGGAAAACCACCTGAATGTTTATGTTTATTATATTTTGAATAATTTTTAGTTATACGTTTTCTATGTATTGATATATTTGCACAATGTCTCATTATATAATATATTTATCGATAAAAACTTTAATAGATGCATCATTTATTTATAGTAAAAAACAATACTATACGTTTTAAGAAGTATATGATTATAATATTCTAGAAATATCTGGATAAAATTGTGCTAATTCCATACGTGCCTTTTTCGCAACTTCAATTGTTTCATCACCATATTTATGAAATACCCACATTGGACGTGGTTTGCCTGTATATCCAATTGTTCCCATAACACCGTCAAAACCAGAACACGCACAATACCCCAATACATATAATATCATAGGTTCTACTATCATATTTCTTTCGGTGTCTCGTACACCCCCAATATCAGTTATATGAATAACCATATTGCCATTTGTAGCTAAATTCGCCCACGCTTTTGATAAACTAACGCACAAAAATCGAACAAACCATTGATTGAATCGCGGATAGGTATTCATGGACTGACCGGTGCCGGCAGCATCTACAGCATATTGTTCAAAATTGAAATACGGTGGACTGGTGAATATAAGGTCAAATGTCTCATGACCCAATTGACCCGTTTCAAACCCAGTATATCGCACTTCATATCGGTCCACATACTCCTCGGCAAATACACGTTTCATTTCATCGTGTCCTGGTTTTAAACTGATATTGGGGTCGTATGCCAAATATCGTTCCGCACGATGTGCCATTGCTGCCATAAGACGGTCTCCCCAACCGGCACTAATATCCAAAATACGTTTCGCGTCAAAGTACCAATATATCGAACTCGCAACGGTCGTTTTAAAACTATTCGCTTCCAATCCCGTCTTCCAGAACGCATCGCGAAATGAACGATGCGTTAGTCCTTCTTTCGATTTCAATAATTCGCCAACTATTTCTCGCATCATTTCTTCATCTTTTGCTGTAGTCATTCCCCATAAATCAAGTGGAGTTTTATAGTTTTTATCGATACGACCAGCAGCCATACGTTGAGATTCTGTAAAATAATCGGTTAATTGATCCATAGAATCATAATCGGTTGGTTGTTCTTGCCATACAAGTGCGCGATATTCTCGGTCGTGCATTTTATATTGACTTAATTTATGTTTCATTTTTTCACGCAATATGCTACTTTTATGCTGAATACGATACAAATTATGAGGTGGTGTGCTATATTCCGTGCTACTTATAGGTTGATACAATGTTAAATTTCTAAACATTGTATGTAATGATTCAATGGATGACGTTCTTTGATTATATTTATATGGAAATCCAATTCGTTTATTTCGAATCGCGATAATAATTTGGTCAATGATATGATTGAATTCTTCGGGAGAATGTTTGGCCATTTCACCCATAGAGGGTATGGTTATATAACCATTCGGCTCAATATAAGAACTAATAGTAGCACTCATTCTATTCCGTATATTATTGTTTATTATTTATTATTTATTATTTGTTATTAACATTGTCAATTTTTTATTCATATGTTAATATATATCACATATATCACAATGTATGAAACATTTTATGAATTACGTCCAGAATGGCGTCGTATCAATAAACCTATTGGTGTAGAATATGGTGAGCCATATTATACTCCTAAAGTTCCAGCCGGATTAGGAACAAATCATGTTGAAAACCAAAAAGAACAAAAACAATGGACAAATGTGCGCGGGTATGGAAATATTTTAATATATACGGAAGGAAAACAACCTTTAACAGCTACATATAAAGTTTCACAATGGAACATTTGAAAGTTTATACAAAAATCTAAATAAAAATAAAATAAGTATTCACCTTCTATTTTATTTTTATTCACACAGCCTACCAATAATCGTCGTCCCAGTCGTTTTTACGCCAGCATTCCGGACACGACTCGGGTTCGAAATGAACTATTTGAATCGAGCGCATTTCTTCTACAGAAACCAACCATCGAATTTTTGCTGCGTCTTTATTTTGACTCATATTCTCGACAATACAATATCCGGATGGATTGCGTCCGCCGCGTATACTAAAAATCGTCCAGCGTGGATAAGTTTCTTCCGGATTTGCCTTTTCTTCTTCATATGTGAATTCATAGCGAATTCTACTTTGTTCATCCGGATGCAGTTTCCAACGAGGAATAGCCTGAATGGCTGATGTTCGAAATACATTCGATGCGCGAGATAATAGCCATAACGCATCTTTGTATGTAGGCATTCGATCAACACAGCATTTTTCGTGATAATCATACACTGATATAGTGGAACGCCCTCTAAATTGCTCCAAGACCCTAATCCGGAATTCGTGGCAAATCGTGTTCTCAAATAATAGGCGGAAATCACCAACCGTTCTACACGCGTGTAATTCTGCTGCCCTATTGAATATTAGTTTATGCAGATACCTACCCAAGACATATGTGTGGCGTGTATCATATGGAACATAGTAGGAATATATTGGCTCTTGGCCCACTTCCCGCAGTCGAAATCCAACGGAACGTTCTTCCTCAGTCGAATCACCTGTTTTCATAGGTGGAGTATGCCAGTTATTTTTATCCTCCCATGCTTTCAACTGTATTCTGTATTGCGTATTCGAGTATTCTATGTCTTCCGTGCTACATTTGAGTGCCCATTTATGCTCTTCATCCTCATTTCGAAAAATGGGAACGACTTTCGACCGAGATGGGTTTGATAGATATATGAATTCCGGTCTGCATGAGACGGCACTGTCTTTTTCGGGAATAATTGTCTTTGTCGATGCGGTCGATGCGGTTGGTGCGGTTGTCACAGATGGCTTTTCAGGAAGTTGTTCTATAGGCTTTTTCCCCGACACGATATTAGCCCAACCTCGTGCACTTGAAGACATTTATTTGTTCTTAACTATTTGACTATATTCATTTCAATAATAACATCAAATTTTTATATTGAAATGAGTAGGTTTATGTCCAGGATTAGATTTAAACCTACCATTCGAATATATTCAGCACATATTATATAATGATAATACAAATAAACAAATATGATCCGAAAGTATTTAAGTTTGCCCAATTATATTTAAGAGTTGAAGTGGATCAATGGTTGGGCACCCCTCAACATAGATTAGTTTCCCATGAATTTTTGAAAGATTTAGACGATGGTAAGCTTGATTTTACTATTTATGATATTAAATATAATCCGGTCTATTTTGATGGCGAAGAATGTTTAATCCTTTTAAGGTATTATCATAAGCATAAACATTATGATAAATATACAAACATAAGTCGGCTTTATAGTGAATTGGGTCCAACTGGGTCTATTTTCAAGAATAGGAAAAAAAGTAAGAAAAGCAAAAGTGGTGGTAGAAAACACCTTAGCTTTAGATCGTGTCATAATACTAAAAATATGTTATAGTCGAACCAGCATACGTTCCAATTTGTTCATATGCGTTAGAAGAGTCGATGATATATACATTATTGGGTATTAAACTATCATTATAGTTAGCAATTGATGAGCAAATGTAATATATTGTACCATCTTTGGCATTATCGAATTTTCGCGGTTCCATTTTCAAGCAGTATATAGATTCTGGACCCTCGTGTGGTTTGTTCATAGTAAACGATGGCATTTTAGGGGTTTCTGCTGTCATACGTAATTTATTGGTTCTTCTCCGTTATGATATAATAGTGTTTTTTGTTTATATTGTCTCATTTTTGTTGGCTTTAGCATGGTCGGTGTAATAAGTAAGCATCTTACAGCGTCAAACATAGTTATAATATTTCATGTAAAAATCAAATATTTTTGCTTTAGCATATTTAATATAAATATGCTAAATCAAAATGTACGCACCGCTGTAAACGGTTAATTAAATCCATAATTTTATTTACAGTTAGAAACTTCAATACACGCACTTTTTGATTGCTTGTGAAAATAAAATATTGAATTATATTTTCTCTTATATCAAGCAGTTTATAGACTAATTGTATTGATATTTTTTCTGGAATTCTTCATTAAATTCTGGATATTTGACTTGTAAACCCGTCAAATGTGTATGAATTTCATTCCACAGATCAACATCTTTTTCAGCATTCTCTAATTCATTATATAAGTTTGTTACTTGCTCTTAAACATATCATAAGGATATTTTGCATCAAATTCTTCATTAAATTTTTTATAATCTTTGTTGGTTTGTAAACTCGTCAAATGTGTATGAAATGTCTCCCACAAAGGATCTGTTGTTTTAACCTTACCTAACGCAGTATATAAGCCTATTAATTTATTTTCAAATTCTTCAAAAGTTTTTATTTTTCCTCCTATCATATGTGATCTATTTGACCTATAAGATCTTCGGTTGGAGCGTTTATTTCGCCCCCCCCCAAATTCTTGCGACGTTTCGAATATAGCATTGTTTTTGTTGTATATGATATGTAAAAAAAATTATACATCCATAAATCTATAATTAATACATATACACAATTAATAATACAATAACACCAATGATGCATAATAAAAAGGCAATGATTATCATAACATTAAATACGTGGGTTGTTTCCGTCACACTATAAAAATGTTCCTTGCTACTGCCCCCTTTGTCTTTCTTTTCTTTGTTTTCTTTTTTTTCTTTGTCTTGTTTGTCTTGTTTGTCTTTTTTCCCTTTCTCAACATAGGGTGGGCATTCTTCGATTTCCAATCCTCGTAGTGGCGTTCCATTATAAACACTCCATAAGTTAATAGGTTCAATATTGAACAGACCTTTAATAACAGATGGAACATTTCCTTTGTAAGGTGCGTTATTTATGTAATTGTATCTTGGTCGATAACACGTCTCACCTATATATTCGTATTTGTTTTTTTTACACTCTTTCTCGGTCATTTCAATAGGACACGACCCCATTTTATAGTAATAACTACTGCTTCCATCACCATTTAAACGATTCTTATTTAAAAAATTCGAAGGTGGCTTACCTTTTCCGTTTGATATTGTTGGTTGTGGTATATTATTATAACTAGCGCGAATACTATTCATCGTATAGCAACTAGCTCTATCTTCTGCCGGAACACGCTCACATTTCGTTAAATCGTCTACTAATGCTTGTGCGTTATTCCCTGGATTTGGATCTAATAAATATCCCTTTGCGATTTGAATCAACGCTGCTGGATTAGTAAATATCGCACTAAATGACCCTTCATCGGTTACACCTGTATCTGCTGAACTATAGTTGTTATCAACATATCGTGTATAATCCCAGTCAAAATTTTTCCAAGGATATACCATATTTTTAAATTCGGGTTTCATACGTGTAAATTTTTCAACAGCCAATTGTGCACAATCAAATTCAGTTGAACCCCCGGCATTCTTACAATTTTGTATATCGGTATCAAGAGCTTTACAATCAGGTTTATAGGGTAAAGGACACTTGTATTTTTCACGCTCTTTTGCGTTC